ATATCATGCTGACAGTAGTATCCTTGAAGAACTCAAAGAGGCTTCAAGGATTGTGGGCCGAAGATGCCGCAAAGCGGGTCCCGGTCCACTCAGCTCTGCTCATATATCATTAGCAGCAGCTGGCTCTCTCTTCAACACTGTTAAAGAGGGAGGTCGAGCAGAAGAGATTCTCTCTTCTGTCTCGAGAATGCTCTCATACACTCCATCGGAGGATTTTGAGCATGTACTTCCTTTCACGACCGTCAATGACGTTCGTGGACAACCAAGATGGTTGACCTGGTGCAGGTCGGAAGGAAAAGGTAATTTAGTTGACGATGAAATCGCACTATTACCGTTCGGTACGCAAACCAGAGAAACTCTGGCGGGCTTTACCCCGTACCGTGCAGGATTTGATGAAGCCATCGGCGATCAAATACTGGTTTGTGCCTATCTTGCGATGCTAGAAGACACAAAAGGGGTATCATCGATACCCTCACGAGTCCTTACTATCACCGAACCGGGATGCAAGGCTCGAATTGTAACAACAAGTCCATGGTGGCTTTATGTGTTACAACAAACGACAGCCCATGTGACGAGGAGTTTCCTTGAGTCACATCCTTCCGCTGAAAGCGGACTGTCGCGTTGCGATCAGGCATGGCAATACCTAAACCTGATCGTTAAAGCAAGAGAATCCTTCGAAGAGGGATTCTCTTGTTTGTCCAGTGACCTCTCTGAGGCCACTGATGCAATTCCCCGAGTTGTAAGTTTAGCTTTGCTAAAAGGATTCAAAGAGGGGCTTAACTATGTTTCGCCCCTCTTTGATATATGCGAGTATCTCGTTGAGATGGATCGCATTTGTCTTATAGCAGAAACAGATTCTGTTTTTAATGCTACAAGAGGTGTTTTTATGGGAGAACCTCTCACAAAAACAATACTCACATTACTCAATTTGAGTTGTGAAGAGATCGCAATGAGAAGATTTCTACATTACGATTTTAAACAACCCATCCAAGTTGGATGGCGTTGTTTTGCTGTTGCTGGTGACGACCACATTGCGGTCGGGCCCGTTGGGTATCTCAGAGAGATCACCAGAACACATCTCAGAGCGGGATCGAAGATCTCACCTGAGAAACACAGTATTAGTGCGAAATTCGTCAAATACTGCGAAAAGATTCTTGACGTTAGAAACTTCAAGAACCTTGAGTGGACTCCAAAAACAATCCCTTCGGGAATGGAAGTCTACTTAAACTCGCCCTTTGTAGAATCTATAAAGGTGCGATTACTTTCACCTTGTTCAAAGAACAATGATAGCTTTAACGATAGAAATGTTTCTGTCGGCAAAGCCCGATCATTAGGTAGAACCTTAAGGTGGATGGAATCCGGTCATTTTGATTCAAAATGGAAACGGATGATTAGAGACCGATTCTTTCAAAGAATGGGTTCCCTACTACCAGACAGCTCCAGTGGAGTGTACTGGCACCTACTCCTCCCAGCTAAGCTGGGAGGGTTAGATCTTTGGTTAGAAGAGGATATTCCAATTCTAGTCAACAAACTGCCAATGGTGTCGAAGACATACATTGATGCCGCTGTTCGTGGTGTTTTATGCCGCGAAGAGAGGCAAACAATGCAAGCATTTTGCTCGAATGTCAGTTTTAGAGGTTATCGACTCTTAGAGTCTGAAATCTCTTTAGTAGAAGAATTTATTCTAAACCCTCTACTTGAGATGCTGTGGAAAGTTCCTTTCAAACAGATCTTAATAGAGA